TCACCAACAGCAGAGACCCCTGATGGCCCCTCAGTTACTCCAAGAACGAAAGCCCAAAATGAGCAAGCACAACAGAAACCGCCAGCCGGAAAGCCTGCAGGCCAGCGTCATGGAGCCCCAAAGAAACGGGCAGGCGGATGGGTCAATAGTCTCAGAAGACGTTAAGCCGAAGCCACGAGTGACAACGTTTGTTCCTCGCGATTGCACGTCATGCCCTGTATTGCGAGCGGCCGATGAGGAAACAGCCGGAAAGTCATTCTCAAGAGTCGTGAGCACACAAGGGCGAACAAGGTATTGCAAGTGCGGATTTTGCGGAGCGACGTGGAAGGAATAGGATTTACACGGCATATAAACGGCACCCATGCTTGCCCTATCGCGTCGCCACATGACACCGCAATCATGCGGGCATGGCAACAGCGACTTCACTACTCGCACAGATCGACGCAGCGATTGAAGCACTCCTGACCGGAGGAGCTTCCTCGTACTCGATCGGTTCACGTTCGGTGACTTCGCTTGACTTGCCGACTCTGTTCGAGCAACGCCGGATGCTGCAAATGGAAGCCGACCGTGAGTCAGGTTCCGGCAGCATGTTCCGAGTTGCCAAAATGCAGAGGGCTCGCCAATGATCGGCAGCACTCTTGACAGAATCATCGGCGTATTTTCGCCAGCCGCGGCCGTCAAGCGAACGCAGCAACGCAGAACCCTTGAGCGGATGTTTCAGGGCGCTGAAGCCAATCGCCTGACAAACAACAAGCGGCCGAAAAATCAATCAGCCGATTCTGAGTTGCTCGGCCCATTTGGAGCAGACGCGTTGCGTGCATGGTCGCGAGCGTTGGTTCGCGACAATGCCTATGCTTGGGGCGTCGTCGACACAATCGTCAGTTCTGTGGTCGGCTGCGGAATCACGGCACAGTCTCAAGTCGAAACGCCGGAAGGCACTGACATTGAAGACGTCAACGAAATCCGCGACAAGGTCTGGGAGGAATGGTGCGAAGTCTGCGACGTCAACGGACGCATGAGCTTCGCTGAAATCCAGCAACTCGCACAGCGTGAAATGGTCGAGGCGGGCGAAGTCCTGATTCACCTCGTCAACACGCCAAACAAAACATATCGCGGAATCAATCGGCCAATTCCTTTGGCAATCGAACTGATTGAAGCTGACCGACTCGCCACCGAAAAAGACACTTACAAGATCCACAGCAAGGATGGCAACAAGATTGTCCGGGGCGTGGAGCTTGACGACCTTGGAAAGCCGCTCGCGTACTGGATTTATCCAGAGCATCCAAACGGGCCATATGCAACGCGGGTTCTTCCAGAGCGTATCCCGGCCAAAGATATTCTGCATTTGTACCGGATGGACCGTATCGGGCAGACTCGCGGCGTTTCGTGGTTCGCTCCGGTGATGTCGTGGTTGCGGGATCTCGGAGTCTACGTCGACAATGAGATTCAGGCGTCTGCCGTTGCATCATGTTTCGGGGTTGCAATCACAACGACAGGCCGTGCCGGTTCTGGTTTGATGCCATCAACCGACAGTGAATCGACGGACATCAACGGCAATCAGTTCGAGTATCTTGAACCGGCAATGGTTGTCAGGTTGCAGCCTGGCGAGTCAGTTGAATCGATCAATCCGGGCCGCCCGAATTCAGCGTCGGAACCGTGGATCAATCTGATGCTCCGAGGCATTTCAGTCGGTACGGGGCTGTCATACGAAGTCGTCAGCCGCAACTACAGCGGCACATCATACAGCAGCAGCCGCACAAGTATGCTTGAAGACCGTCGTCGTTTCCGCAGGTGGCAACGCTATGACGTACAGCACATGTGCCAGCCGATCTGGGATCGATTCTGTGATCAGGCCGCCACGGCAGGCGTCGACGGCTTTCCGTCGATGTCCGAAATACTTGCCGACCGTCGTGCCGCGACTGCGGTCGAATGGCAGACTCCCGCATGGGAATGGGTAGACCCACAAAGCGAGCAATCGGCATCTGACGCGGCATTGACGTCATTTCAGAGCACGTACCAGGACGAACTCGGTCAACGCGGCAAGAACTGGCGGAACGTGTTCTACCAGCGAGCAAAAGAAGAAAAGCTGAAACGTCAACTCGGGCTCGTCACTGCAGACATGGCCAACGTTGAAGCGTCTCAGGCCGAAGCCCAACAGATGGCCGCGACGTCTGCAAACCCAAACGGGGATACCACAGCGAATCAACCAACTGGCGAAATGGCAAACACTTCGCGGCTTCAGTGGGGTAGAAATCGGAAGGCTATCGAAGACGTCCTGCAAGAGTTCATCAACAAGACTGCAAGCGAGACAAAGACTCGCGTGATGTTGCAGACGCTGGGACTGACTGAAGCAACGGCAACGATGCTGATTCAGGACGCTCAGGACGGAACGGTTGATACCGATTTGAGTGAAGAGCCGGAGACAGAGAATGCCACGTAAGCGAGGCAAATTGCCACCAGTTAAGAAGCCAGCGGGCCAAATGGTTCTGCGGTCGGTCGGCTATGCCTCGGGCGTTTCTGATGTCGTCATTGCCACTGAAACACCAGTGCGACGATACGACGAAGAACGCGGCTACGTCATCAATGAAGTGCTGCTTATGGAAGGCGTTGTGCTTCGAGCTAATCAATCACAGATCCCAATTGTTGACAGTCACGACGACAGCACAGTCAGAAACATTTTCGGAAGCATTCGCGGGCTTCAGGTCATTGACGGGGAGCTACACGGTTCTCCGAGCTTTGCAAGCGATCCAGACGCACAATTGATTTGCCAGCGAATGAATGAAGGGCACATCACTGATTTTTCAATCACTGCCCTGCCAATGGAGTCGCTGTTTGTTCCTCACGGTCAGTCGTACACGACACGACGCGGCCAAACGATTGAAGGTCCAGCCATCATCCACACGCGATGGCAGCCACACAACGCATCGATCTGTGCCACGGGCGCGGACGAGCTTTCTACTGTCCGCAGGTCATACACAGACCTCGAAAGAAAGGTTAAGAGAACGATGGACGAGGCACTGTTGACTCAACTGGCAGGAATGGGACTTCCCGAAGGCATGACCGACCCAAACCAGATTTTGGCGTGGGTTGTTGGCAAACTTGGAACAGGTGCAGCCGCCGTGGCTGAACCAGCTGAACCAGTGGAAAACATGGAGGGCGATCCTAAGCCCGACGAAGAAAAGAAAGTCGAGAATATGGACGGCGACCCAACAGAAGAAGACAAGAAGAAGGATGTCGGTGAAGCCATCGCCCGCGCGTTGCGAGCTGATGCGAAACGACGCAAGGAAATCCAGAGCCTGTGCACTGCTCACAAGATCGAGCGATCTTTTGCAGACTCGCTCTGTGACGACGGCGTCGACCTCAACACGGCCCGTGCAAAGGTTCTCGAAAGAATGGCAAGCAAACCAGTTGGTCAAACGACCGAGCGTGTCACTGTGACTGAATCCGCAGACGATAAACTGTTCGCGGCGGCCCGTGATGGCCTGATCATGCGAACGCTGCGAGCTGCTGGTTCACGGCAGACAATTGAGCGTCCAGCCGCTGGACATGAAGACTTCCGCAACATGAAGCTCAGCCGAATGGCGGAATTCTATGCGGAGCGTCTCGGCTGCGACGTTCGCCGCATGGCCGCAAAGGATATCGCTCTGGTTGCAATGGGACATCCCGGAACAGCTAACCGATTTCGAATTCAGCGTGATGCGTACCACACAACCGGAAGTTTCAGCAACCTGTTGCTTGACGCTGCCAACAAGACCCTTCTGGCCGGATACGAGGAAGCCCCGTATACTTGGGCAATGTGGGCTCGCGATGCTGGCACGACTGCGGACTTCAAGAACCTGAACCGCATTCGCTTCAGTGAAATGGGTACACCCGAAATGGTGCCAGAGGGCAAGGAGTATCCAGAAGCCGCGATGAGCGATGCTAAGGAAGTCTACAAGGTCAACAAATACGGCAACATGTTCACCGTGACATGGGAAACCGTTGTCAATGACGACCTTGACGCCATCAGCCGCATTCCTGCAATGCAGGGTGCAGCGTGCCGAAGATTGCAGAATCAGGCTGTCTACGGGGTTCTGACTGCGAACGCAGCAATGGCCGACACTGGCACGCTGTTTAACGCGACAGCACAGACGACCGCTGGTGGTCACGCGAACTATGCGAGCGGTGCAGGTGCTCCGAGTGTTACAACTCTGAACACAGCCTACATCAGCATGATGACCAAGAAGGGTCTGCGTTCAGACGTGATTCTGAACATCCAGCCAGCCTTCCTGATTGTGCCAGCGGCTATCAGTGCGACCGCACTGCAGTTGCTGGGATCTATTGCAGATCCGTCCGTGGGTGGTTCTGCGGCTGGCAACAGCAACACCAAGAACATCTACGGGCCGAACGGCGATCGACCGCTGAAGGTGATTGTCGAGCCGCTGTTGGATGCGAACAGCTCCACAGCCTGGTACTTGGCAGCCAACAACAGCCAGGTTGACACGGTCGAAATCACCTTCCTCGAAGGTGAACAGTCCCCAGTCCTCGAAAATGAATGGGACTTC